CCATACACTAATCAAGTAACTCAACCGACGCAAGAAACGGCTAATCGCAATAGGCCAACGCCTATACGAGTAACTGTTAACCGACAGTCTACTAAGCCATCACCTACATCAAATCAACAACCAGTTGTTAATAGCGTCACCTATGGCCAACCAATTATTATTCCTGGTGGTATAGTTCGTCGTAAAAACCAGAGTGGAAGCGATGATCCTACGCAAGCTATTGGTGGTAGTCAAGGTCATAATCACCCATTTACAGGTGGTACATTTGATGTAACTTCTCCCAGTGGATTTGTTTTAGATGTTGCATACGTTGATGTTATTCTTTGCAGTTTTGACTGAATTGTATTATAATTAACCTATATTTGAGGTAAAATATGTCGGCAGGAAAATGGTGTCCACTTATTAGAAAAGATTGTGTTGAACATAAGTGTGCTTTTTACACTCATGTTCAGGGACATAATCCTAATACTGGACAACCAGTTGATGAGTGGGCATGTTCTATTCAATTTCTTCCTATGCTTTTGATTGAAAATTCTCAACAACAACGTGGAACTGGAGCTGCTGTTGAGTCATTTAGAAACGAAATGGTAAAAGCAAATAAATCAAATATAAATATTCTCGAAGCAGCTGCTAATATGTTCTCTGCGACACAAAATGTTCGTGTAGTAGAAGAAGATAAGCAAAAATTTATTCCCAATTCTATAAATAACAACACAAACCCTGGAGAAAATCAATAATGAAAGTAACTGTAGTTCCTCCTGATAGAATAATTATTGTTGATAATAAAGCACTTCACCTCAAGGATGAGGATTGGAATTTTGATGATAGCCATATTCATGCTATTCAATGGAATGGAAATCAGGGTGAGATTGAGTGGATAACTAATGATCCTAACGAAAAATTAGATACCATTGATATTGCTCAACCATATATTGATTTTTTTCTTTCTGAGATTCCAAAAGTTGAAAAATTTAGACTTGAGCGTGAAGAGAGAGAACGTCAAGAACAACAATCAGCAATTGATCAACAAGTAGAAGCAGATAGATACAAGCAAGATCTAATTATAAAAATTAAAGAGACAGCAGAAGAAAACAAACGACTTTCTTTAAAAGCTTTTAACAAAGAGTTGGAAAAAGATCGTTTAAAAAATGAACTTGCAAACAAAGAAATAGAACTTCAGCATGAGAGAAAACTTAAAGAACAAGAATTAGAAAAAATAAAAATAAAAACTGAAATTCAGATAGCTGAAGAAAAATCTCTTTCTGAAATTAATTTGCAAAAATTACGCCTCGAAAAAGAGGATAAACTGTTTAATACTAAAAGAGAAGAATTAAACCAAGCATTTAAGTCTATGGCTTCGGGATTGGCTTCTAAAGTTGAAACTCTAAATCAATATGCTGCGGAAGAAAGAGAATTGTTAGACCAAGAACGTGAGGACTATCTAAAGAAGAAGAAAGTAACTGAAAAACAGTTAAATGCACAACTAATACAAGCCGAAGTTTCGGCTGTCGAATTAGAAAAAACTAGAGAAGAGATACAGCAGGAATTTGAAATACAAGTTCAAAATACTATTAATGATAGAGAAATAGACAGAATAAAACATGAAACTTTGATGCAAGCCCTAGAACTTGAACGAGTAAAATTACAAAATGCTATAGAAGAAACGCAGGCTGAGAAAGCTGTTCGTCTAAAAGAACTTGATAAAGAGCAGAAAGATATATCTAATATAGAAACCTCTTTAGACTTAGATCGTGAAAATATTAAGTTAGAAAGAGATCTTTTAGAAAAGGAAAGAGAAGAATTTAATAAACTAATTCAAATTGAAAAGGATAATGCTAATATGGCTCTTTATGAAGAAAGAGCACGTATTGAAGCTGAAAGGTTGGTAGATCAAAAAATTAGAGATGAAGTTGAGCGAGATGCTAGAGATATAGCAACCACCAAAGTTAGTGAGATTGCAGAAAACTTTGATCCTCTGCTACTTTTTGATCAAATTGCTAGTAATCCTGATGTTGACCTTAAGAATTTCCCAGTCGCAGAAATTCTTAGTTGGTTCTCACAACTACAGAGAATAAAAGATTTCTGTATTAAGTATGACTTAACTTATCAGCAAGTACAAAGTAGTCCTGAATTGAAAGAAATGTGTGATGAATATATTAAACAGGCCAGACATGATGATTAATTTATAGATTTATTGGAGATTGTGACTAGTGAATGATCAACTTATTAAAAATAATTTTTTAATTCTTAAAAATATTATAGATCGAGATTTTGCAATTGATTTAGGATCAGAATTTAAAAACGATTGTGAAGACGCTGATTTTGCTGGGGACGGTCAAGCAAGAAACTCACATTCGGTTTATAATTATAAAAGAGCATTAGAATTGCTTTGTGAACTTAATAGTGAGGTATCAAATGCAATAGGAGAACCTGTACTACCAACATATACTTATGGTAGAATATATAAGAACGGATCTACGTTAGAAAAACATACAGACCGTCCTGCATGTGAAATATCATTAACTCTTCATCTTGATGGAGATGAACCTTGGCCAATATGGGTCGAGAATGTTCATGGAAAAAGTAATTGTATTTACTTAGAACCAGGTGATGCAATGCTTTATCTTGGTTGTGTTGCACCACACTGGAGAGATGAATTTGAAGGTGAGTGGTATTCTCAATTCTTTTTACATTATGTGAGAAGTAATGGTCCTTGTAGAGAGTGTTACTTTGATAAAGTAAAGACGAAAAATGAAGATATAATCAGAGATGCTTTATATGATGAAGTTAAGAATGATAAAGAAATTCCCCGTCAACTTATTAACAAATATGTAAGTGGACTAGTATTAAATGAAAATGATTTAGATAATAGCAATTTTAATAGTATTACCGCCCTCAATTCTGAAACTGAAATGTCCAACAACAGCATACTTGATATTCTAGAACAAAAAAGAAACAAATTAAAAAGTAAAAAAGAATCTCCCGTTATAGAAAAGCAGATAGACGTAGAATCTGCTTTTATTCGTTTTGACGATAAGAATGTCTCTAACAATTCTGAGTTCCCTGCTTTAGATACTTTTATTGAAGTATATAAAGGAGGAGTTTCTGATAAACTTTGTGATAGTATTCTAAATGAATATGTTACTCAAGATTTGTGGAACCACGCGATGACCGCTGGTGGACGAGATGAACAGGCAAGAAATTGTGATGTTATTGGCATTTCAGAAAGATGTATATTAGATCAAAATCATGATTATCGTATGAAATTAGATAGTCAACTTTATGACTGTGTTCATAAAGTTTTAGACATGTATGAGGATAAGCATGGTGGAGATCAAGGTTTGTCTATTGAAAAAGATACTGGATATGAGTTGCTTAGATATAAAGAAGGCCAATTCTATATTCAACATACTGATCATTTTGCAGAGCAACCTAGGATCCTCTCTTGTACTATTTGTTTAAATGATGATTATGAAGGTGGAGAATTTGCTTTTTTTGATAGAAAAATAAAGATGAAATTGAATAAAGGTGATATACTAATGTTCCCTTCTGGTTTCATGTATCCCCATGAAGTAATGCCTGTTATTAAAGGAAATCGATATAATATAATCACTTGGTTAGTATAATTCAATGCAACAAGAATATAATCAATTTATTGGAATTTATAAAAATGTATTTAACAAATCTTACTGTGATAAGTTAATTCATATATTTAATGATAGTGAATGTAATGAAGATATTAAAGTTGGTGAATCCGCAAGTGCTTATGGTGGATCTTTACACAGAGATGATTATGGACTTTCTTTAAATGACTACCCAGATTTAAAGTGGTATAATGATATTAATGATAAAGTTGTTGAGTGTTTAGATTTATATAAAATAGAGTATTTTGGATTAGAAAATTGTGACATTGGTTATTATACAAATCCATATGTAAAGATGCAAAAAACTTACCCGCGAGGTGGGTATCATATATGGCATTCTGAAGTAGACTCTATTGAGATGGTTCATAGAGTTCTTGCATGGATGTTATACTTAAATGATATTCCAGAAGGTGAAGGTGAAACTGAATTTTTATTTCAAGGATTAAGATTACAACCAGAACAGGGAACGCTTCTTATTTGGCCAGCTCACTTTACACATATGCACAGAGGAAATCCCGTTTATACCACAGAAAAATATATCGCAACTGGATGGATTGAATATGAGGACATAATAACAAATAGTCCCAATTCACCTATGATATATGATAAGGACAGTTGTAGATATAAACATGATGAAAATGATGATGATTGTGGACAAGATGATGATGATCATGATATACTTCAAGAAACATTCAAGAAACAAAAACAACAGTACAAACGACTTTCCGATTTAATTTAACTATGGCGCTTTCCGAATCAGTAGAAGCTTCACTTCGTGAGGCAGAATCAAATCTCCGTAATGCTTTAGCGTATGCTGCACGTCAAGAACGTCCAATAGTCTGTGCAGTTATAGCAGAACTAATTACCAAAATTGATACAACTATCACTATGGATTCTGTGATGGATAAATTAGAAACTCGTCAAATGGGTGATAGTGGTATGTTTGGTAACTTTTTTACAGAAGATGACGAATCTTAAAGAAGTCATTAAGAACTTTACATATATGTTAGGGATCCCTTATAATATACTATAGTTTACTATTATTCTTATGAGTTTCAAACGGGAAGAGAAATCTCTCAAAAAAGATGAAATCGAATCTATGGAGAAAGCTGTTAAAGAAGCTGGTATCCGTGCCGTTCATCCTGATAAAATGGAAGACTGGGCTGAACACCTAGTCAGGAAACTCGTAACGGACGATCATTAAACTGGTACAGGGGAGCAACCACGCTCCCCTTTTTCATGTATATTAAAGGAGTCAAAGGAAACCGCTCATGACTGCTACCTTCACCGATTACGTTGCTCAGAAGGATGCTGAGAATACAATTCAACTTAATGTTACTAAGTATTCTTTGATGCTTTGTGATGCGTTGCAACAGTCACATCAACGTCAGTATCCTAATGGTCGTAACTATTCTTATGCACTAATCTCTGGTCGTAAGTATCACAAAGTCATGCAGTGTGTGGATGGTCAGACTGAATCAGTTCATGCCTTCATTGATAAGAAGACTGGTGAAGTTTACAAAGCAGCATCATACAAATCACCTGCAAAAGGTGTGCGTTTCGATCTTCGATTGATTGAGCAACGTGAATGGTTGTTTGAGAACGCAGATTGGGCAGGTGGGTATCTTTATAGGTAATAATGAGAAAAAAGAAAAAACCCGAGATCAAAGTTTCAAATTCAAGAAAGAAAGAGTTGTTTCCTCATCCTGAAACATTTCCAATCTTTCTTGAAAATAAAACAGAGAAAAAACGTTGTTGGTTCTGTTGTGTCGAACATGCACAAAGCTATGTCGATAGATATGAACCAAAATACAAATGTTACAAATTCACAGGAAAACTCAAATGAATCTTAATCATGATCAGTGGAAGCTTGTCTTTGATGCTGTTCGCAAACAACAAGTGAATAGTATTGTTGATGGATCAAGTTACAAAGAATATGATGAAATTCTTAATCAACTGTGGAATGTAGTATACGATGAAAATTGATACAGTTGGTAGAGTCGTAGGATCATTTCTTGTGGTCACTGCATATTTCATCATTCTCCATGTAAATCTATCATTGGGAGTGATTATGCAGTTCGTTGGTGATGCTATCTCAGTACCATTTTTCATAAGAACAAAATCGTGGGACGTAGTAATCATGCTCACATTCTTGTTAATCATCTCATCTACTAAATTAGTTCCTTCTCTTTAAAAAAATTATGTCTACTTGGAGAGCACAAATTTTCCCAGATTCTAATGTTGGTGAGATAACTGTAGACGTTCAAGCTTCAACATACCATGGAGCAGAAAGTCAAATTTATACTATCTACGGAGATGTTCAATATATTCGCAATCTTCATGAGACTGGAGGATCTTCTGGTGGAGGATCTGGTGGTATGGATGTAGGATGGGGAACAATTGTTGTTCTTCTAGGTATTGTTTTATTCTTTGCTTATTGGCCTTGGTTCTTACTTGCTGGTGGAATTTGGTGTATTTGGAAAATATTTAAGTAACCAGTTGGTGAGCTGTCCATCCCCTTGTGCAAGGGCGATTTTTTGTGTATAATAGTAGTAACGACACAAAGCAATGCTCACGCTTCGCCCTCATCAAGACCGCATCCTTGCTCGGATGCAAAAGTATACCAAAGGTCAGATGATTGTGCCTACAGGCGGCGGTAAAACTTTGACTATGATTGTTGATACTCAGCGTCGTTTAGATTCTACTAACAACGGCACCACCACAGTTGTTGTTGCTCCTCGCATTCTTCTTGCTGAACAACTTTGCAGCGAGTTTATGGAGGTCATTGATCCTAACAATAGTGACCCATATCTGCATGTGATGCACGTTCACAGTGGTGAGACTCACTTCACCAGCACTACCAAAGCAGACAAAATTCATCTGTATGCAGGTTGCGCCCGTAGTATGGGTGAGAATGTTATCATCTTCACCACATATCATTCACTACACCGTGTGATGGAAGCAGATATTGAGGTCAATACTATTTACTTTGATGAAGCACATAACAGTGTTCAGCGTAACTTTTTTCCTGCTACCGAGTTCTTTTCTCATGATGCAGATCGCTGCTACTTCTATACTGCAACACCAAAACATTCTCTGACTATATCTAAACCAGGCATGAATGATGGATCTGTTTATGGTCAGGTTCTTTGCAATGTTCCTGCGCCTGAGTTAGTTGAGCAGGGATATATTCTTCCTCCTAAAGTTGTAGTTAAGCAATTGCCTATGATCAAAGGTCGTAAGGTGATGTTTGCTGATGATTGTGACAACTTGATTGAGACTATCGATGATAACAGCATCGACAAGACTTTGATCTGTGCTCGCACAACAAGGCAGATTATCAATCTTTTGACTCACTCTGAATTTTGTGGTCAACTTGCTCAGAGAGGTTATTCTTGGATGACGATTACATCGAAAACTGGTGCAATCATCGATGGTAAGAAAGTCAATCGCGAAGAATTCTTCAATACCCTGAATACTTGGGGCAAAGATCCTGAGAAAAAGTTTGTTGTTCTTCACCACTCTATTCTGTCTGAGGGTATCAACGTCAGTGGTCTTGAGGCAGTCATCTTCATGCGAAACATGGATTATATCGGAATCAGTCAATCAATCGGTCGTGTGATCCGTCTAGGGGGCAGCCAGAAGACGTTTGGTTTAGTTTGCGTGCCTACATATGACTCAGTTGGTATCGGCACTGCTAAGAAAGTTCAGGCAGTTGTTGATGTCGTATTCAATCAGGGCCTTCCAGCAATTTCGGAGATTCGCAAATGAGTTACACTAAAGAACAACTAATTGATGCACTGTGTGCAGAGTGGGACTATCTCTGCCATGATGATTTTGATTCTGAAAATGATCAAACAACTGAAGAACTTCGTGAGGACTTGATAGAAATGACTTTAGAAGAGTTGGTGGAAGAAACTGATACTGACGAAGGTTATACACTTGACGAATTTATGGAGAATTGGACATGACTATAACTATTCTTCAAAAATCTGTTGAAGATATTGATTCTATAGATCAGACATTTGATCTGGTTTATATGGATCCCCCGTTCGGATTGCAACGGGATTTTACTATGCAAGAGGAAAATGGTCAGCAGAAAGGATTTTCAGATAAATGGGAATCTTTCGATGATTACACAGATTGGTATGCAAATGTAATAAACTCATGTTGGGCCAAATTGAATAAGAACGGATGGATGTATACCCACAATAACTTTATGGGTAATGCACTTGTGATGTCTAAAATTGATCGAAAGATTAGAGATTCTTTCTATACAAATATCTCTTGGAAAAGATCTGGACCTAAAAATAATATCAAAAATGGTTGGGGTAACATCGTAGATTCAATCTTGGTGTTTAGAAAAGGTAGTCCATATTTTGAGGTTGAATATACCTCACTCGATCCCGTCTATGCTGCAAATAGTTTCAACAATAAAGATGATGTAGGTTACTATGCCTTGGCGAAAGTAACAGGGGAAAAGAGTAGACCATGCGCTAGATTTGAGTACAAAGGTTATAATCCTGTTTATGGGTTCCGTATAACAAAGGAAAAACTCGAAGAACTGTCCGCGCAAGACCTTCTGCACTACGGTACAAATAATATTTACAAAAAAATCTATTCTCATGAGTCCAAAGGTGTTCCAGTGCAGAATCTATGGGATGATGTATATTTTATCAGCAGAAGTGAGAAGAATAAGCGTAAGTATCCCACACAAAAACCCTTGAAATTGTTGCAACGTATCATAAAGGCATCATCTGAGTCGGGAGGCTGGGTTCTGGATCCTTTTTGTGGATCAGGAACGACCGCAATCGCGGCGATGGAATTGGGTCGGAACTGCATCACAATGGACGTGAATCCCGATGCTATCAGCATCGCACAGCAAACAATCGATGAGCTGTCCACTAAATCGACCAATGCGCTTGCTGAGGCATTATATTGACTTCAGTCAAACAAAACACATGAACGAATTTTTTATTGATCTTCCTGCTGAAATTCTCGATCTTACTCAAGGAGATCTTGATCAACTTCTCGATGATGAAAATCTTGAGAAAAAGTTCGACCTAAATGAATATATTAATGGAGATTACGACTACTAATGTCCCTACCAATTCCCACCGAAGACCAATTAGATCATGAAGAATGGAGGTCATTAATTCATCTCGTTCGCGACTATCAAAATGATACTGAAGACGATGATGAATTTGACTTCTGGGATAATGTGATCGACAAGCTTTATGTCTATCAACAAACACAGTTTACCGACATTTCCGAAAAAGATGACTAATTAAAACCAGTTGATGAACTGGTCCAATCCCTCTTGATTTTCACCCAATTCTCTGCAATACTAAGGTCATGAAAAACATTCACATCGAACACGCAGAAGACATGATCCTTACGGGTGATCTGTCCGTCGTAGAATTACTCTACAATTTTGATCTAGTTTCAGTCAAAATGGATGGTGCCCCAGCTATTGTATGGGGCAAAGATCCTGCTACAGGCACATTTTTCGTTGGGACTAAAGCAGTCTTTAACAAGAAAAAGATTCGTATTGCACACTCTCACGAAGAAATTGATCAGCATTATGTCGAAGAGGTTGCGGATATTCTTCACGCTTGTTTTAATTTTCTTCCTCGTACAGATTCTATCTTGCAAGGTGATTTTATTGGTTGGGGCAACGGTCGCACTTTTACTCCCAACACGATTACTTACTCATTTCCCGAGTTTGTAACACAAAAGATAATCATTGCACCTCATACAGAATACTTTGCTGAGAATGATCTGCGGGATGCTGTTGCTAAACCGTTTACAGAATTTCTTGTAGATAATCAAAAAGTAAAGTGGGTTCAACCTTCTGTAGATTACGTCAAGTATGACGACAAAGCACCTACATTCAAGACTGATGATGTAAA